TATTTTCGTCTATGCTTTCTTTAGCCTTTTTAGCAGATTCTTCTTGTGCTTTGTTTAAATCTTCAATATCACCAGTATATTTGTATAATTGATTATACATATCTTCCATATTTCCACTATATGAAGCCTTTAACAAATCATCATAATCTTTAATGGTTTTTTTGTTTTCTTTTAATGCATCTGTGTACATATCGTGATAAATTTTTTGAAGACCATTAGCATATATAGCAGCAGCGGCTCTACCTTCTTCTAAATCTTTTAATTTTTTTTGTAAATCTATTTTATTTTTTAATGCCTTAGCATATTCTTCTTCGTATGCGTTAAGTAAAATTTCAACTTTCTTTTTGGCAATTACATCTTGAATACTATCTTTAATTTCTTGATAAGATTTTACAAGTTTACCATTTTGTGTAATTTGACCTTCTACTAATTTGTATTCTGTACCAAAAGCATCATTAACACGGCTTAATATATAATTAACTCTTTCTTCATCAGATTTTTTAACTCTACCATTAGCATCGACTAAACCATCTAATTCATTTGTTAATTCTTCAATGTGTCCTACTTCTGCTAAATTAGTGTCTGCTTGTTCTTTTGCTCTTTGATGAAGTTTGTCCATTTCATCAGACATTTTTTCTAAATCTGATTTTGTACCACTAAATAATGCTACAAGACCTCCTAATGCTAATCCTATCGCTCCTACTATTCCTAAACTTGCTCCTAAACTAATTCCAAATAATTTTGATGCAGCAGTTGCAATATCAATAACTCCTTTTAATGTCATAAATCCACCAATTATTAATTGCGTAGTGTTTTCCATATTCATTCCATTTTCATTCATATCTTTAAACGCATCAGATATAATTAAAAGCCCTGCACCAAATTCTACAATTCCACCAATCAAGTTTTTGACATTACCTATTTTTTCTTTTAATTTTCCTAGTTTTTTGTCTAATTTTTCTGATTTTGTTGTAACTTTTTCAGTTTCTTCTGCTGTTTCTTTCATATCTTTGTTGTTTTGTTCTAAACTTTTGTTACTTTTATCTAATGCTTTTTTCAATCTATCAAACGTTCCTGAAAGATTTGTAACTTTTGATATTATTTTAATACCTTTTAATATCAATGCTGCTTCTACTATTTTTGATAATAATGTTATAATTACTGGACTTTTACTAGCATATTTTAATACAGATTCTATTGCACCCAATACTCCAGCAATAATTTTTCCAAAACCACCACTTTTTAAATCATTTAAAACAGTTTTGATTACATTCCATGCTATTTTTCCTAAATATGATGCAATATTTTTAATATGTTCTGCAATTTTATATATAGAATTTTTTGTGTCATCTAATTTCCAGTATACTTTACCTGTTTCTTCATCTACGTGTTTAGTAAATCCTAACCATTCTAATATTTTATCTCTAATTTTAGTTGCATTACTTTGGACTTTATTTAATTTGTTAATATATTCATCATAAGTTTTATTTAAGGCGTCCATTAAATTTTTATTAATTCCACTACCACCACTGACACCAGCACCACCACCAGCACCACCAGCAGAAGGAGTTGTTATAACATTTAATTTATCAAAACCTCTTAAACCTTGTCTTAGTTTTTTTGCGTTAGTTGCTGCAGAGCCAATATTATCACTCATTGTTCCAAAGTCATCGGCAACTTCTATAACACCATAATCATAGTCACCAATATCAAAACCAAAAATATCTGCTATTACATTAAATATTTCTACTAAAGCCATTATTATACCGTTTAAATATGGCAATATTTTTGCTACAGTTCCTAAAAATACATTACCAACTGAACGTTGTAATCTTTCCCATTGTTGACTTAAAATTCTTGTTTGGTTTGCTGGAGATTCTAAAGTTTTACCCCAGTCTCCTATAGCGTTTCTCATTTGATTAACTAATGAAATAACTATTAATAAACGTTTTTCTGTAAATGACAATTGGTCAACTGTTTCACTAATATCTAATTGTTGTAATGTTTGTCCTAATGTTTTTTCAGTAATGTCTGCACCAAAGAAACGAACTGGCTTTGTCTGTCCTGCTAATGCACTTGTGAACTTGCTTACTGCCTGTTCTGGATTAACATTATATAGTGATGATGCGTCTACACTTAATTGAGTTAATATTTTACTTAATTTAGTACCAGTCTCGCCAGATAATCCCATAGCATTTGATAATTGTTTAAATCTTGCTATTGTTTCAGTAAGCCACGATTCATCTAAACTATACATTTCTGACATTTTATTAATAAATTTGGTTGTTTCTTTTGTTGATTCTTCTACACTTTTACCAGTCTCTTTAAATGCAACTTGATATAAGTTTAAAGTTTCAAGATATGCCATACTTTTTGTTGTTAATTCACCTATTTTTTGACTTGCTGATTTAAGAGTAGATATTAATGCTCTACCACTTGTAAGTAATCCTGATGCTCTTGTATTTCTTTCAATTTTAGATAAATTTCGACTTACACTATCACTTGTTACCTCAATAGTTTTTATTGTGCCTTCTTTTATTCCGTTTGTATATGCGTTTATTTTTTCTAATGAATTTGCTAATTTTTCAAGTTTTGCTTCACCTGTTACTGTATTTTTAAATTTAATAGAAACTTCTTTTTCACTCAAGGATTTCACTCTCCTTTCTTTTGCTTTAATCTATCTGTATATTGTTGTTTTAAAGTTCCAAAATGTACTACAGAACTATTATAATCATTTAATTTATGTTCTTTTTCTGTTTGTTTAAATTGTTGTTCTTTTTGTAACTCTAAATATGGTTTTGTTGTGTATGGAGGTATTTCTCTATTATCTTTACTTTTTGAAAACATATTTATTAACATTTGTTTTAATGTTGCATTTATTTTGTTGTTTCCGTCATAAACATATAACCCCTGTAACCAACATTTGTAATCTGCTTCTTCCATCTCTCGTTTCTTTTTATTTAAAAAAGAAGTACGATATGAAACAAATAATTGAGGGTCATCTTTCCAAAATTCATCTGCACTCATACCGTACTCTATTGCTTGTGGAAAAAGATAATTACAATAATATTCATAATAAGAATTATTATATTTTTTTAAAATATCTTCTTCTTGTATTTCTATTTCTTGTTGGCTAGGGGTATCTTGTTTTTTAAAGTATTATCAGGAATCATATCTACACATTTGTTCAACAAGTCTACTATTTTATCCCCTATCCATTCTGCTTTTTCCTCATCTTCAAAATAAGGTTGTAATATTTCTTTTACTTGCGTAATAGTTAATTTGTGATTTGGATAAAGCCATATAAACATTGCTCTAGTAACCAATTTTTTAATTGATTCTTCTTTTTCTGATACTTCTTTTTCAATTACATCATTAGTAATATCTTCTAAAGGATTATAATTGTCATCTATATCATCTAAATGTTCATATAAATCTTTACTAATAGAGTTCATAGTTTTTTGAATATCACAAATTCTATCTATTTGAAGAAAACTATTTCTATTTAATTCAAGAGTATATTCTACTCCATTTAATTCAATAATTTCATTTTTTTTCATATTATTATAATTCTCCTATTTCCCTAATTATTATTGTTATTCAACAATTACAAATACACTTCTTTCGAATGAAGCATATCCAGTTTTTGTTGTTGTTATAGTAACAATTGCACTACCTGCAGCAACACCAGTAATTGTTACTGCTTTATTAGATACAGCAACAGTTGCAGTTCCAGTTGTATCACTTACTGCTGATATAGTTGCATCTGCTGGATTAGTAGTTAAATTGATAACTGATGTTTCAGTTCCTTTAATTGTAACTACTTCTGGAATTGAGTTTGTTACTACAGCAGTATCTTCAATTAATGAATAGCAATCTTTTACATATTCATCACTTGTAGTTGGAGTAATAGTAATTTCTCCTTGTTCTAATCCACCAACATCAGTGTTGTTGATTTTATAACTTATTTGACCACTATATTTGAATCCAGTAAAGTCTGGAAGAAATCTAATGAAGTCATGTGTTTCACCTTTAATTGACTCAAGAATTTTAATGTTATCTCTATGAGCGAAGAAAGGTAAAGTTTTTTGAGGGTTTTCTTGTCTACCCTCAACAGAAGTTGATTGGAAGTTACCTATAGCAGTCTTGTCTAATTGTGCTGGAGCAGAACCGTTTTCTCCTGTTCCTTCAACTGGTAATAGTAAACTATATTTACCATTAGCCTTTTTCATAAATAACCCAGAACCTCTGTGTTCAGACAATGCTCTGTCTTCAATGCTATTTAAAGCCATATTTTCATCTCCTTATAATATTTCCTCTTATATTTCCAATCATACATTGATATTGTACTGTATGTCTAAATATTGACTTATCAATGTTTGGTGTTGGTCTTGTTAATGTTCTTAAACAATTTAAATTGTCAAAAAACATATATGTTAATTTTAATAATTCGTTATTAACAACGTTATATGATACAATGCTATTATTATGTTTTTGGTCTTTTGTATATATATTTATAGTAAAATAAAGTGCCTCATATTTTTCAATTTTATCATTAGTACAATTTTCTGTGTCAGTATTATTTGATAGTTCACAAGTAACTAAAGGAAAATAGGGAGAGGTGTTTGTGTTGTATTTGACAACTCTGGCATTGTATTCTGAATTTTCTTCAATAAATCTTTTGTATCTATCAAATATTTCTTCATATTTATCAATCATAATTTACACCTCTTTTTTCAAAATATTCTTTTACCCAATTTTCTAATTTTTTTTCAACTTCAATTGCTGTATATCTATAAACCTCAGCACCTTGATAACCTTGTGTTCTTATAGATACACCACTTGGAGTTTTATAATACCAACCTGATTCTCCATAATTGTTAATGTTATAATCCCAAGCACCATTTACAGGATTATTTTGTCCAATAATTCCAACTCCATATTCAAAAGCAAGAGCCAAATTAAATCCGTCATCATAATTTCTGACTATTCCTATATCCCTATTTTGGTTTTTGGTATTTTTAGTAGATAAAATTGCTGGAATAGTAAAATCATTATAAAGTATAAATCCATCGTGTTCTTCTCTTATATTATTTCTAAGAATATATTCTTCAAGATATTCATCATTAGTAGTATTTTTTACTCTTTCTCTAGCAATTTTATTTACTGTTTCTAGCACTTTATTTTGTATAAATTTTTGAAAACTCTTATCTGTCTTCATTGTCAACAATTGTTTTACAAATTTAATATGATTTTCTAAATTGTCTCTAGAAGATTTATCGACATCTATATTTACTGTAATCATATTATTTATCTTTATCTTTTTCTTTTAAGAAACTTGGTGATTTCTTTTCCTCGTATATTACAAACTCGTTAGTTCCTAAATAGTCCCCAGCGATTGATTTGTTTACTTCTTTTATAACACCTGTTTTAATGTTTTTAATTTTTACTGTATCAGCAGTCATTGTTTTACTCCTTTATTATTTCCTCAAATAACACCATTATTTTAGTATTTTGCCTCTTATAAGCCTTAACTATGTAATTAGCATTTTCTCCATTTATAGATTCACCAGTAGGATTAGCACCATATAAATATGCTAAATCAAATTGTTTAAATTTATTATCTTGATTGTAATCTATTAAACAACTAACAATATTGTTATCTGTTTCTCCATATTCTTTCATAAACGCTTCTAAGTTTTTACCAGTTAAAGGTTGATAATTAACTTTACCAAAATAGAATGGTTTTTTATAAGTAACAATCTCAT